GGTTATGATGATGACTTAAAAGTACGCTTTGCAGGTTACGTGCGTTCGGTAGATGCCAAAGTGCCTATCACCATAAAATGTGAAGATGGCATGTTTCTACTAAAAACGCTAAAAGCCGAGCCTAAAGCCTTTAAGAACGCTACCCTCAAAGAGATAGTGGAACATCTGCTCAAAGGCACAAATATAAGCTACAAACTCATTGATGATAATATACAAGTAGGAACCTGGCGTATCACCCAGCCTAACGTATCGCAAGAGTTGCAAGAGCTAAAAGACAAGGTAATGCTGAGTAGTTACTTTAGGCTTATAGACGGAGAATCGGTGTTGTACATTGGATTAGCCTACCCTATAGACAATCGCGAAAAACATCTTTTTAAGCACGGCAAAAATATCATCAGTGAGGATTTTACTTACCGTGATAAAGACGATATAAGGGTACGCGTAGAGGCACAGAGCTTTAACGCCAAGCATAAGAAACTCACCTATGAATATGGTGACAAAGACGGAGAAGTAATAAAGCTCCGCATAGATGGACTGACAGAAGCCGAGCTAAAGAAGTACGCAATGCAGGCGTTGGAACGATACAAGCAAAGTGGTTTTAAGGGCTCTTTTGAAACCTTTGGCGTACCCGAAGTAAGCAAGTGCGATATGGTGGAAATACATGCCTCCGATGGCAATAGTGGTACTTATTTAGTGAAAAAGAATGAGATTAGTTTTGGCACCAACGGCTACCGACAAAAGATTGAATTAGGGAATGCATTATGATAAAAGAATTGATACAGCAATTAGCCAATACGGGACAAGAACTATATGTTAAGGTATGTAGAGTAACTTCTGTAGACGAGGAGGCTAAAACTGCTGATGTAAGCCCCTTAGATGGTAGTTCACCTATTAACGATGTATATTTAGTAGTAGACTTTGATAAGGGAGGTTTTTATCTACAACCAAAAATAGGTTCGCTGGTATGTGTGGCTTTTATCAACAAAGAAACGGCAATAGTAGTAGGAACCTCCGAGCTGGAGAAAGTAGAATGCATCTTGGGAGGTTTTACCCTAAAAATAGAAGATGGTAAATTGCAACTTAAAAATGAACAAGCAGACTTTAAAACCCTTTTAAACAACCTTTTAAATGAACTTAAAAGCGCTATCATTCAAACCCCTGCGGGTCCTGGTAACTTTGCTCCGCCGAATATAGCAAAGTTTGACGAGATTAACCAAAAAATCAACCAACTATGGCACTAAACAAACAAGCCCTCAAACAAGGCATTATTGACCTTCTGCAGGATATGCTTACCAAAACCGATAACAGTATAGAAGAGTACGCCGAACGCTTAGCCTCACTTATTGATGCCTTTGTTAAGAGTGGCGAGGTAACAGTGAGGGCAGGAATTACCCTACAGGCGGGGACTTATGCGGGTGCCACTACAAGTGAAGGGAAAGGAACAATTAATTAAAAAACACATTCATATATGGAATGGATAACAGAAGTACTTAAGGAGCATTTTGGCTCGTTTATCGGAATGGTATTATCGGGCTTGGCGGGTTGGTTTTTTGGGCGACCAAAACAACAAATGGAGTTACAAACCAACGAACTGGACAATGTAGACAAAGCCGTGAAGATATACCGAGAGATGATAGAAGACTTAGGCACCAAGTACGCTAAGGCTATTGAGGAACTCAAACACGCTAACCAACGCATTAAGGACTTAGAAGCCTCAGTGGAAGAGCTTCTAACTGAATTAAAGAAGTACAAGCAACTCAACGGAAAAGCAAAATGACAATCACCGCCCTACATAACCAGTCACTATTAGACCTCGCCCTACAACATACAGGCACGATAGAAAGCGTCTTTGAGTTTGCCGAAGCCAACACTATTAACATCACTGATGATGTGCAAGCGGGCAAAACCTTAGTATTACCGGCAGAAGCTTTTACCAACAAAGATATTTTAGGCTACTACACCGCTAAGAATTTGCAGCCCGCAACGGCTTTTTCTAAGGAAGATGAACAAGTTTTTGAAAGGCTTGAGGGTATCAGCATTTGGGCAATAAATTTAGATTTTGTAGTAACACAACAATAACTATGGCACGAACGATACAAGAAATACAAGAACTCATCTACCAAGCCAAAGCACAAGAGCCTGCTTTGAATGAGCTCAACAGCACCTCCAAAGTAGCTATATGGCGCTTGTGGGTGTATATTATAGCGGTGGCGATATGGAGCTTAGAGAAGCTATTCGACCTACATAGGGCAGATATTGACAAACGCCTTGCCGAGCTTAAACCCCACACCGCTCGTTGGTATAGAAGCAAAGCCCTTGCCTTTCAGTATGGTTTTGACCTTTTAACTGACAGCGATAAGTTCAACAATACGGGACACACAGAAGAACAGATAGAAGCAAGCAAAATTGTCAAGTACTCTGCCGTTGTGGAAAGCCCAAATGAGGGGCGTTTGATAGTAAAAATAGCAGGAGAACAGGGCGAGCAATTGCAACCTATTACCGATGCCCAAAAGCAAGCCTTTGAAGCGTATTTGCAAGAGATAAAAGACGCGGGTGTACGCCTATCTATAGTGAACTATCAGCCCGATATACTGCACCTGCAAATGAAAATCGTTTATGATCCTTTGTTGATTGATAGTAACGGACAAAACATTATCCACGCTACTAAGCCAGTCGAAACGGCTATTAAAGAATATTTAAAACGCCTACCATTTAATGGTGAGCTCGTATTAGCGCATCTCATTGACGAACTTCAACAAGCAGAAGGAGTGAGGATACCACATTTGGTACTGGCACAGAGTAAACATATTGGAACTAATGGTAACTATGGGGCATTCGAAGCCATAGAGATAAGCAAGATACCCACTGCCGGCTACTTTACCATTGATAACTTTAACGACATCACTTATGTCAGCAATGTATAATTTTAATATTGACAAACTGCTCGTACTGATTACCCCTACTTTCCTGCGAAAGAGAAAATTAGTGGCGTGGCTAAGGACATTAGCAATGCCTCTGAACAAACTATTAGATGACTTTAAAGTACATAGAGAAAGAGACTTGTATAACCTTATCCACAACAGCCAAGTATGTTACCTTCGTAAAGCTCTTAATGATGAGTTTGACCCTCAGCTAAGACGTATTAAGATAGAAGACGGCAGGCAAAATCAAAGGTTGTATATCTATCCGAGAAGTGCTAATAGACCTTTGTACTTAGGAAGGGTCTTCCTATACCAAAGGGGAGCATATATAGATGGGGGCGTAGATTTTATAGTGGTATTACCACAAGGTTTGGAATATGATAGATATAAACTCGAAGCCCTTGTGAATTTCTATAAACTCGCGGGCAAGAGATGGACAATAGAGATAACACATTAATAATATGAATAGTATATACACAGAACACAATGCGGGTTACCCCTTTGATGTGGCATTCCTTGCCTTTATGCAAAATATTTACCGCCTCTTCAATAGTTTAGGCTGTATGGCGGGAAATAAGGCAATTATCTCAGGTTGCGAAGAGAGAGGAAACACCATTTCCCCCGGTACTGTTTTTATTAATGGAGAGCTTTTCCCCTTTGAAGGCGGAGCGAAAGATAGTACAGTGTTTATCAAAGAACTCACTAATGAGGTAACCTTTGAAGATGGATTCCTACGCCCATTGGAAATTATTAGAAGTGTAGCCTTTGGTAGGTCTGTTCCTGAAAAGACTTTCAATTGGGAAGACTTTCAACGCGTTACTAACCTACAAGATTTAGGCAAAAACAAAACAGATAACACCGAGACAGAAAAGCTCCTCAAGCGCATTGAAAAACTCGAAAAACAAAAACAAGCGGTGCCTATTGGACTCATTGCTTTATGGGGTAAACCAGCGAATGAAATACCCACAGGCTGGAGAGAATACGTGAACTTACGCGGTAAAATGCCTATCGGTCTCGACCCTGACTATGTTAAGAAACCCGAGGACTCTCAAGACTATCAATTGAATAGTCTATTAAAACAAGGAGGCGAACGTTCCCATAAGCTCACCATAGAGGAAATGCCCAGACATAGTCATAACGTGGAGAATATACCAAGGGTAGTCACGGATGTAGATAGAGGGGGGCTGTCTTCACATTTTAGTTTGGATGATACTACAAGTCGCACTTCATCATCTACAGGAGGTGACCAACCCCACAATAATATGCCACCCTATAGAGTAGTACAATTTATTGAATACGTAGGATTCTAAATAGAAATAAATATCGTAATATATAAATTTTTTCAATATGACACCAAGAAAAACACTTTACAAATGGTTTTCAAACTTTATGAAACCAGCGCAAGAGCACTTCAAGGCTCTTATTGACAGCTTTTGGCACAAAGATGAAAAGATTCCAATGGCTTCCATTGAAGGGTTGGAAAGAATTATAGAGGGTACAGCCTCAGCTGGTCAGTTACTCAATCACCTTAATGATACCAATGCACATAGAGCATTGTTTGAGAATAAGGTGGATAAGGAAGATGGAAAGGGGCTATCCTCCAATGACTACACAGATGAGGAAAAAAGAACCAATGAAACCAACGCTAAAAAACGAGTGGTGGGGCTTACTGTAACAGGGGATGTTACAAAAACTCTTACTATTACCCTTGCCGATGGGGAAACGATACAAGCTACTTTTGATGATAAGGATACATTACCCGAAAATGTAGCCGATATCAAGCTCAATTCTCTCATGTTTGACAAGGGGACAGGAGTACTCACAGGGCAAAGAAGTGATGGAACACCTCTAACAGTTAATCTTGACGGCCGTTATGCCCTTATTGACCACACTCACTCTTGGAAAGATATAAAAGATAAACCAGCAGTGGAGCGAAGAGAGGAACAAGGTTTTATACACTATGATATAGATGGAATTGGGCGTATTACGGTACCCGAAGAAAGGGCGCTGTTAGAAAAGATACAGAGAAAAACAATGGCTATAGAGGTTAACTCCTCTACTGCTTTAAACAGTCAGTATGCCGGAAGGATATTAAAGAGCACCAGTAGTTCAGATATTACCATAGATCTATCGGAAATGCCTAATAATTCCCTATTATCTGTAGTAAAAGCGGAAGTAGGAAATATTACTTTTACAGGAAAAACAATTATAGGTGATAGCTCTATTACAGGGGCTAAAGGTAGTACGGCAAGCCTTCTAATTCATGGAGACGAAGTTATTATTAACGCAAATAATAGATAATGAATACACAACTATTTTGGGATTTTGGAAATTCGCCTGAAAAAGATATTTACGAGTTTAATGTCACCTTTCTTGTAAAAGGACTACTAAAGGCTTACCCAAAAGCAAGGGAGGTAATTCGCAATTTAACAGTAGATAATGTTTTTTCAACTAATTGTACTATAAATGATAGGAATTTCAATTTAAGTAGTCCCAAGTACAATATAAACTCAAAAACACAATTAAGAATCGGAGATACTTTTGATAGAAACTATTATCCCACTATCAGTATAGAGGGAGACGATGTTAGATTGGTATTCCCCTCTAAGGTAATTACGGAGTCCTATAATCAGAAATATGTATACGAGAATAAAATAGAGAAAAAATTAAAGGATATAGAAGTTAAATTTATAGGTTTTTACTGTTATATCATTTCTGTACGTGATAGTCCTTATGGAGAATATACTTTCAGTAAGAAAGACCCAAAGCTTTATATAGGAGGGAAGGAAGTATATGTGC